AGAAGAAATACAACAAAGTATGAAAGCAGCATCTCCTGTTTGTCAGAGATGTGTTAATGCTAGTTGTGGAATACATATTCCAGAGATGGAAAGAGTTTATGGACATACTGCAAAACCACAATTTAGAGGTGAGGGATTTTATGAAACAGACTACAGAGAAAAACCTAAAAAAAAAGATGACAATATTCGAGTGGATAAACCAGATTTTAGTCCATAAGAAACCTTGGGATTCATTCAACGAAACAGATCAAAAAGCCTTTAGTCCATTCATCATAAATCGTTGGTTGTCAATGGATGAAGAGTTTATAGAGATAGTCAACTATTTTCAGAAATATGCCATAGGAACTCTTGAACCAAGAGAGGTTTATAAATGGTATTCAGATTTTTTACCAAAGGGTAAGAGATTTAGTAAATACATCAAAGGTAAGAAAGATAAGAAATATGATCCAGAGTTAATTAATATAATGTGTGAGTATTTTCAATGTAGTAAAGCAGAAGCAAAGGAAAATCTTTCTTTTATATCAAAAGAAGAAGTTAATCAAATATTGGAGAAATATGGATTTGATCCCAAAAAAATCAAAAGTATCTGTAAGAGAAATTTCTAAAAAAATAGCTAAATCAATGATTGTAAAACATCACTATAGCCACGCTTGGACTAGTTGTAGATATGCGTTGGGTATTTTCTATGAAACAGATAATCAACATGCATTTTTTGATGAAACTGAAGAGAAGTTGGCTGGTGTTGCTGTGTATGGATATCCAGTTGGAGCTAGAGCAGCTGGTTCTATCTCTGAAGAGTTACAACCAGAACAAGCTCTTGAGTTAACAAGATTATTTATACACGAAGAGTATGGTAAGAATATGGAGAGCATTTCTATATCTAAAACATTTAAGTGGTTGAAACAATATGCTTCAGATATAAAGGTTCTTATATCATATGCAGACCCAGGTCAAGAACATATAGGTGGTATATATCAAGCGACTAACTGGATGTATCAAGGATATGATTTAGGTTTAATGGATAACTATGGTATTAAATTAGAAGAAGGTGGAAAGTGGATACATAGTAGAACTGTATATGAGATGTTCGGTTCAGGTAATTTAGAACATTTAAAAAGTAGAATAGGACATACATTTTGGAGAAGGAAAGAACCAAGAAAGCATAGGTTTTTCTTTTTGTTAGGTAGTAAAGGTGAGAAGAAAAAGATTGTAGAAAGTCTCAAACATCCATTACAACCATACCCGAAAGATCCTAAAATGTACACTCCTGAAATAGAAGAGATAGTAGTGGAAAGCAAGGAACAATTTTATGGGTAGAATAAGTTATAGTCAAATATCAATGTATAGTGAATGTCCTCTTCATTGGAAATTAAATTATGTTGATAAATTAAAAGTGTTTGAACATAATATTCATTTAATATTTGGTTCAGCTATGCACGAGGTTATTCAAACATATCTTAATATAATGTATATGGATAGTGTAAAGAATGCTGATACATTAGATTTAAATAAGATGTTAAGAGATAAACTTATAGAACAATTTAAGATAGCAGAAGAACAAGATGGTAAACCACCATGCACAAAAGAAGATTTGATAGAATTTTTAGATGATGGGATACTTATTATTGACTTCTTTAAAAAACGAAGAAACCAATATTTCAGTAAGAGAGATTGGGAACTAATAGGTTGTGAAATTCCAATAGAAGTAGACTTAAAAAACAATATAAAAATGGTTGGCTATCTTGATGTAGTAATGAGACATATACCAACCGATTCAATTAAAATCATTGACATTAAAACATCTACAATGGGTTGGAATAAGTGGATGAAAAAAGATGAGAATAAAACCCAACAGTTATTGTTATATAAACAATTTTATTCTAAACAATATGATCATCCCATTGAAAGAATTGAAGTAGAATATTTTATAGTTAAAAGAAAATTGTATGAGAATGCTATGTTTCCACAAAAGAGAGTACAGAAGTTTGTGCCAGCTAGTGGTAAACCAAGTATGAATAAGGTTAATGGAAGAATGCTTAAATTTATAAATGAAGCTTTTACTGAAGATGGTGAAAAGAAAGATGATATGGTAGCTACACCAAGCAAAAAAGCTTGTAAGTTTTGTGAGTTTAAAGGAACTGAATATTGTAAATGGGGAATATGATATGGCTATAGGGCTGAGATATTATTCTATTAGAATGAAACTTAACGATGTTATTAAAGACATAGAGACAGAACAAATTATTTTGGAAAATATCAGAAGATGTAGTAAACTTGTAGGGAAACTCTTTAGAGTTGTATTTTGGCATGATAACTTGACTGAACAAGAATGTAAAGATTTTGTAAAGCGTAATGAACATCTTTTATTTGAAGTTAATACAAAAATAACTAAAGGATTTAAAAATGCGTGGTTTATAATTGATTCTAAAAATGAAAAAAGCTCTTGTAGATATAGATATGAAGGCTGTATACTAGAGGGTATTGTGGAGTACTTAAAGATAATAGACCACATGAAAAAAAGGGACGGTAAATGAAGATAGGAATTGTTGGTTCAAGGAGATATGAAAATAAAAAGAAGATAAAAGACTTCATTTTTAAACTTAAACAAGAACATGGTGAAGACACAATTATAGTGAGCGGTGGTTGTAAAGATGGTGCAGATAGATATGCTAAGAAATATGCATTAGAACTTGGATTACAATACGAAGAATATCCACCATTCCACGAAGTTCATAATTTGTATTGTACCATACCAGCAAGTCGTTACTCAAAACCCTATAGTGTAAAGAACTTCTTTGCAAGAAATAAAATAATAGCTGGAACATCTGATATGGTAGTCGGATTTATACCTGAAGGTGTAGAATCCAATGGTACAATATCAACTATTAAATACGCTGAAAAATTTGGAAAGAAAACAATAATAATTCATTAGTTTTTTTATTTCATATATATTTATATATGAATATACAAAATGGAGAAGGTTATGAACAATTCGAAACTTACATCTGTTAAGATTTTAGAAGATTTATATAAAAGATTTAAATCAGCAACAGTAAATACAAAAATGACATTACAAAAACTAACAAATCGTTCTATTAATTTATATCTAACAGATGAAAATTACAAAAACAACATAGAAACACATAATAATTTAACAATTAGCGGAAGTAATTTATAAGGAGAACAAAGGTTATGGCGGGCAAAAAGAAAATACTCTTAATGTCAGATGATTTAAGAATGCATTCCGGTATTGCAACTCAATCGAAAGAGTTTGTATTGGGGACAATTCATCACTATGATTGGGTACAGCTGGGTGGTGCTATAAATCATCCGGAAAGTGGTAAAATTATAGATATGTCTGATGCTGTAAAAAATGAAACAGATGTTAAAGATACTTATTTAAAAATATATCCCATAAATGGTTATGGTAATTCAGATGTGTTGAGACAAGTCATAGAAATAGAAAAACCAGATGCTATATTACACTTTACAGACCCAAGATTTTGGGTATGGTTTTATAATATGGAACATGAAATTAGACAAAATATACCAATTTTTTACTATAATATATGGGATGACCTACCAGATCCCAAATATAACAGAGATTTTTATAGAAGTTCCGATTTACTCATGTCAATATCAAAACAGACATATGGATTAAATTATAGAATTTTAGAAGATTATGGTTATAAAGATAACTGGAAATTAAAATATGTACCTCATGGGATTTCTTCAAAAAGATTTTTTAAAGTTGACAAAAATGATACAAAATTTAAACAATTTGAAAACAAATATGGTTTAGAACATTATAAATTTAAAGTTCTTTTCCTTAATAGAAATATTCGTAGAAAATGTCCTGGTGATGTTGCTCTAGCATACAAACATATGATGGATAATCTTACACCAGAACAAAGAAAAGATTGTGTATTTGTGTGGCAGGCAGCAGTAAGTGATGAAAACGGAACTGATATGAGAGCTGTATGTCAAACATTGCTTCCAGAATATCCTGTTATTTTTACCCATGATGTGAGTGGCCCAATGAATGATGAAGAAATGAATTTCCTCTATAATTCAGTTGATGTTTACATTAATCTAGCATCAAACGAAGGATTCGGTTTAGGTTCTCTCGAATCACTTACAGTAGGAACACCGATAGTTGTAAATGTTACTGGTGGATTACAAGACCAATGTGGATTTAAAAAAGAAGATGGTTCATATCTTACAGAAGATGATTATATTGAGTTGGGTTCTAATCACAGAGGTGAATATAAAGATCATGGTGAATGGGTTAAACCAGTATTTCCATCTAATATATCTTTATGTGGTTCACCAATGACACCATATATTTTTGATGATAGATGTCGATATGAAGATGCTGGTGATGCACTTTTAGAATGGTACAATGAGGGTTCAGAAGAAAGAGAAAGAAAAGGTGAAGTTGGAAGAAAGTGGGTTTTAAGTGATTATGCCAAAATGACTGGAGAACATATATCTCAAGGTTTCATAAATAGCATGGATACTGCATTTGATAAGTGGAAACCACAACCAAAATATATAATGGAGGCTATTTAATGAAACAATTATTATTAATATGTGCACCTATATCATCAAGAAGTGGATATGGAGCTCATGCTAGAGATTTAGTAACATCATTTATAAATCATAACAAATATGAAATAAAAATACACGATGTTAGATGGGGTGATT